GGAGGTCTCCGCGGGCGGTTTTTCGTTTTGGCCCGATGGGCACTTAGCTCATCCCGGACGCGGTTTGAGGGGCCAATTAGTTCGGGCGGCGTCAGTGCAAATCGTCGTGCTTCACCCCTGCCCATGCGCCGATTACGTGCGCCGAGCCGACACAGCCAACGCCGCCCGAAACCATTCGCAGGAGTTAGACGTGGGCGATCTGATCTTCACGGACTTTCAGACTAAGGATCGCCAGTACACTAAGGGCGGCGGGATAGACGATCTGAACGTATATGCGAGGACGATGGGGAGGGCGTTCAGCCCTGCACCGCCTCCGAACTACAACCAGGACACGGCGCCGAGTGAGTACAGCGCGCCTGAGAGTGATCCAGCTTAAACGTCCTCTGGCTTGAGTTTCAGCCGGATCATCAACCGGAGCAGCTTAGAAACGCTTTCGGGGATCGCTGAGTCGCCCGACACCCAACGGCGGCTAGTGCGCTCGTCAACGCCGAGAAACGCACCAGCGGCCCGCTGAGACAATCCTAGGGCCTCTATGGCCGCGGTGTATTGTTTGGGGGTCATCGCTTCACCCTCTCATTCCGAGAGGGCTGCGAGGAGTTCGTCGTCCGACATCAGGATTTCTTCCATCGTGAGGGGTTCGATGCCGAGGAATTTGTACTCTGAGGCGATTTCCTTCTCGCAGGAAGCGATCTCGCGAAGGCGGAAGTTGCGCTCTGTTTCATTCTTGGCCGAAGCAAGGCGGGCCTTCTCGCGTCCGAGGCGGGACTGAAGGGCGTCGAGGTGGCTGAAGTCGGTCATTTGCTTGCTCCGTTATTGAGCGATCGTGAAATAAACGATCTGGGTTGCGGCAAGGGCGGCGATACCAAGGGCTGCGATCAGTAGTTCCATTGCCGTGCTCCGTTGTTGATGGAGCTAATATAGGACAAAATAGCCTATAGGGCAATACGTCCTATTATCACGAAATGTTACAAATGAGGGTCGCATGACCAAAGCACAGCTTGAACTTCTCGCCCGCATGATCCGTTACGGTCAGGCGAAGATTGTCGAGCGGGGCGGCAAGCTCGTCCCGGTGAGCCTGATCTGATGCCTTCCATCGTTCACGACTTCAAGTCGATCAACAAGATCCTGAACCGTCAGGAGCAGAAAGCCGAGTTCGAGGCGAAGAACCCCGAGCCCCTCCCGAGCATGTATGCCTGGCCGGCTGGGGTGGCTGTGCCGTATGGCGGATCTTGCGAGAGTGTCACGATCATGGCCGCCGATCTTCCGCCATATACGCCGGTTCAGTTCAACGAGCAGATGCGGAAATTGTATCAGCAGATTGCGGACAATTACGCATTGACGTCCGAGCCAAAGTTCAAAATCTAGGAGATCGCCATGGCAAAGAAGCCCAAGCCCGCAAAGCCTTCCATGCCCATGAAGCCCAGCAAGGGCGGCAAGAAGGGGTGCTGACGCTGGTAACAGCGCAAAAAGCAGCATGTCCGATACAACCGAGCCGAAACGGGTCATAGGACGGCCATTCCAGCCCGGACAGAGCGGGAATCCGAACGGACGGCCTAAGAGCAAGCCCTTCAAAAAGGCGCTCAGTGAGGCTCTAAAGGCCGCTGAAGACGACTCCGAAATTCTACAGGCTGTCGCGCTTGCTCTGGTGGCGAAAGCCAGAGAGGGCGACGTGCCGGCCATCAAGGAAATTGCCGATCGCCTCGACGGCAAGGTGACGCAGCCGATCGGCGGCGATGAGGATTCTGGGCCGATCACCATCACATGGCTCAAATCATGAATGACGTAGAGATCTTGAAAGAGATCGAGCGGCGCATTGCCGAATGGTTCAAAGTCGGCGGGTGGGCTGAAGAAAACGCCGGTCTTTCGACGATCCAGAAGACCATTGAGGACTTGCGGAAGGACGGCAAGTCTCCCGAGTGGTGATGTGCCCGACATCGTAATCCCGTACACGCCTCGGCCTCAGTTCGTAGCCTACCACGACCGCAAAGAGCGTTTCGCCAAGATCGTAGCCCATCGCCGCTTTGGTAAGACGGTCGGCTGCATCAACGAGCTAATCCGGGCGGCATTGACCAATGCCCGGCAGTTTCCGGCGCCGCGTTATAGCTACATCGCTCCGACCTATACGCAGGCCAAGGACGTTGCGTGGAGTTATCTGAAGCACTTCAGCGCCCCGATACCGGGAACCGAGATCAGCGAGTCAGAGCTACGGATCACGTATCCCAATGGCGCTTCTATTCGTCTGTACGGTGCTGACAATTACGACCGTATGCGCGGTCTCTACAATGACGGCGTTACGATCGATGAGCCGGCGCAGATGGACCCCAGGGCTTGGCCCGAGGTCATACGACCGACTCTTTCCGATTACAACGGATGGGGCACGTTTATCGGCACCCCCAAGGGCCGGGATTGGTTCTACAAGATCGACCGCGACGAGAGCGGGGCAGAGCAGCTGGGTTGGTTCAGGGCGGTTCTGAAAGCGTCTGAGACCGGGATTATTCCGCCGGCAGAGCTTGAGAGCCTTCGGTCTGGATTGACGGAAGAACAGTACGCGCAAGAGTTTGAATGCAGCTTCGAGGCTGCGGTCGTCGGGGCGTACTATGGCAAGATCATGTCTCAGGCCGAGGCGGACGGCAGAATTGCCGGCGTGCCTTACGAGCCTTCAGCGCCGGTATACACGGCTTGGGATCTTGGCATTCGAGATTCGACAGCGATTTGGTTCGCTCAGGTCGTTGGCCGTGAAATACGGATTATCGACTATTACGAGTCATCCGGTGCTGACTTGGCGCATTATGTCGGCCAGTTGCGCTCGCGGCCCTATGCTTACGCGAACCATATCGTACCGCATGACTCGCAGGCTAAGGAGCTGGGAACGGGCAAGTCTCGCCTGGAGGTTCTGGAAAGCCTTGGGCTGAGAGACCTGACCGTTGCGCCGATGCATCGGGTTGAGGACGGCATCAACGCTGTTCGCACCATCATCCCGCGTTGCTGGTTCGATGCCAGGAAGTGCGCTCGCGGTATCGATGCACTCAAGCTCTACCGCGCCGAGTTCGACGACAAATTGCAGGCGTTGAAGCCGCGGCCTGTCCATGACTGGACGAGCCACGCGGCGGACGCATTCCGCTACCTTGCCATGACATTGGACACGATGATCCGACCGCAGCCCACCTACGCAGAGCCCGAGGACGACTGGATTGTCTGAGGAGAAGATGGACGACGACAGGCTGAAAGCGCTGTTGTCCCAGGAAATCAGCTCTGCACTGACCTACGACGATACTGAGCTGTCGCAGAAACGATCGAAGGCGCTCGAATACTACCGCGGCGAGATGAGCGATACGCCGGCCATGCCGGGCCGGTCCTCCGTCGTGTCCATGGACGTTGCCGACACGATCGGCTGGATGCTGCCTGGCATTATCCGGGTGTTCACGGCCTCCGATCGCATGGCGATGTACGAGCCTGAGAAGCCCTCGGACGAGGAATTCGCCAAGCAGGCCACGGACTATGTGAACTATGTGTTCATGAAGGAAAACCCTGGCTATCGGATCATGTGGAACGGCACGCATGACTCGTTGCTGCAGGGCAATGGCATCATCAAGCACTGGTGGGACACCAAGAAGGAATTCGAGGTCACCGAGCACTCGGGGCTGACCGAAGAGCAGATCGCGATCCTTCAGCAAGACGGCAACACGGAGATCCTGGCGCAGAAGCAGGGCGAGCCGCAGATTGTCCCGGTGCCAGGTCCAGACGGCCAAGTGATGGCCGTTCAGGTGCCGACCTATGAGTTGAAGCTCAAGCGCGTTGTTCGCCCCGAGGGCCGGCTTCGCGTTGATTGCATCAACCCGGAGGACTTCCTGCTCGACAGGGAGGCAACCTGCATCGAAGACGCGCGGTTCTGCGCCCATCGCCGGGACGTAACCCGCTCCGACCTGATCGAAATGGGCTTCGACCGTGATTTGGTCGAGAGCATCCCGGTCGATCGGTTCTCCTCGATCCTGCAAGAGAAGATTTCGCGGGACGAAAACTCGTCTACGTTTTTCAACAACGTGGGCGACGAGTCCATGCTGTTTGTCGAGTTGTTCGAGTGCTACGTCAAGGCGGACGTGGACGGGGACGGCGTTGCCGAGAACGTGCGGGCCTATTATGCAGGCGCGCAAGGCACTGGCGAGCTTCTGGATTGGGAAGTCTGGGAGGACGACGTGCCGTTCTCCGACATTCCTTGCGAGCCTGTCCCGCATCGTTGGGACGCGCGGTCGGTAGCGGACGATGTGTCGGACATCCAGCGCGTCAAGACCGTCCTGACCCGTCAGATGCTGGACAACCTCTATTGGGTGAACAACCCGATGACGGTTGCGCAGGAAGGCACGGTTGCCAACCCTGACACGCTTCGCAGCCCGAGGTTTGGCGCGACTGTCTGGGTCAACAGCAAGGCCACGATCCCGCCGGCTCCGCTTGCCGTCCCGTTCATTGGCGACAAGGCTTTGCTGGGCCTTCAGCATTTCGACAACGTGCGAGAGATGCGCACGGGTGTGTCCCGGTCCACCATGGCCCTGGACCCCGAGGCGCTGCAAAACCAGACCGCGACCGCGAACCAGAACCAGAAGGACGCGGCGTATTCCCAGATCGAGCTGATCGCGCGCAACCAAGCCGAATTGGGCTGGCGGCGTGTGTTCCGGCAGATCCTCAAACTGATCGTCAAGCATCAGGACCGGCCGCGCACGATCAGGCTCCGCGATACGTGGGTTGAGATGGACCCGCGGTCGTGGAACGCCAACATGGACGCCACGATCAATATCGGCTTGGGCACGGGCTCGCGCGACCGCGATATGGCGATGCTGAGCCAGATTCTGAACGTCCAGATGGCGATGACGGATCGGCTGGCCGGGGCCGGCTTCTCGGCCGAAGCGCTTGAGATGCTGCCGAAGATCAACAACACGGCGATCAAGCTGGCCGAGAGCGCCGGTATCAAGAACCCGGATCAGTTCTATCTCGACATCAAGCCGGAACAGCTTGAGCAGATGAAGCAGGAAGCGGTCAACCGGCCCGATCCCGAGATGCAAAAGGAACAGGTCAAGGCGCAGACGCAGTTGCAAATCGCGCAGCAGCAGGCCGCACTGGACCAGCAGGCCGACGAGCGCAAGGCGCAAATCGAGAGTGTGCAGGCTCAGGCCGACATCGAGACGCAGAACCGCAAGACCCAGGCTGAGATGGTGCAGTCTCAGCAGGACTTCGAGTTCAAGAAGCAGCTTGCGATTTTGGAGTTCGAGCTTCAGCGCGAGTTGAAGATGGCAGAGTTGCAAATGAAGCAGCGGATGCACGAGCAGCAGATGGCGCAGCAGGCCGAGCAGCATCGCCAGCAAATGGAAGCCGGCGTGTTCAAGACCATGCAGAGCCAAGAGGCGCATCAGCAGAAAATGGAAGCGGCCAAGGCTGCACCGAGCGGAGAATAGGATAGATGGC